ATCATCAAATGCGCGGCTTCTCCGGGTCTAGAGGCTTGGAAACTGCAGCAGATGATGTTGGCTGCCCTGACCCTTCCTAGGGCGCCAGAAGAGACGGAAGAGTCCTTTATCAGCCGGATTCAGTCCGACTCCAAGGAACAAGCCAAAGCCGCGGCGGAGAGGGGTTCAGAGGTCCATGCGGCCCTTGAATCCTTCTTCGAGACCCGCCATGTCACCTCGAAGTTCTCGGGCGCTGTACTGGGAACTGAGAGCCAGATCGTGAAAGTTTTTGGCGATCTGGAGTGGTCTACAGAGAAGTCTTTTGGTCACCCCCTAGGTTTTGGGGGAAAAGTAGACCTTCATTCCTCAGACGGGAATGGGGTAGTGATCGATTTTAAGACAAAGGAGTTCACAAGTGACCAAGTGGAGAAAGTACAGGGATACGACGAGCATCTCATGCAACTGGGCTCCTACCGTGTTGGGTTGGATCTGCCTGATGCTCGATGCGCGAACGTCTTCGTTTCGGTCACAGAGCCGGGACTGGTCGTGATCAGGGAGTGGTCACAAGAAGACCTAAAGCGGGGATGGCTCATGTTTGAGTCCCTCCTGAACTACTGGTACGCAAAGTCAGGACTGGAGAGATAAATGAACGACTTCTGGAGCGTTGCGCTCGTGGTATGGACTGTGTTGGCTTGGCTGACACATATCGTGGTGTCGATCTCGTCTAGCAAGTGGATTCTTCTACTGGCAGGCGCGATCTTCTTCCCCGTGGGCTGCGTCCACGGAACTGGTGTTTGGTTTGGCTTTTTCTAAGGAGAGAACATGATTACCCTACAACTCACCCCTGTGCAGTACGACATCGTCAAGGCTGCAGTCGTGGCCTACAGCAACGGCCTGATGAAGGTCATTGACGAGGCCCAGGCGCCCCTTTTCTTCCAAGAGCCGGAAGAGCCGGAGATCCCTGCGCTCAATATCCCCAAGGGCTTCAGCCTGAATGAGCAGCAGGTCCGGGCCATGAAGGATGCAGGGGCCTGGGATGATCTGCCCAGGCGAGTCAACGTCATCAAGGGCTACATCAGTGAGCACCGCAAGAACCTTCGGGCTGAGAAGGCTGCTGCCAAGAAAGCCGCTCCGTATGGCTTGAAGAAGGACGGTACTCCTCGAAAGGCTCCTGGCCGCAAGCCGAGGGTGGCAGCATGATGCTCACAACCGAAGAGGTCAAAGAAGCCTTCCGGGCCATCTGGTTGGAGGAAAACTACGCCTTCCTCGAAGAAGACCTAGTGAAACTCGCCAATGGCTTTATCGCTGCGGCTGCGCCTAAAATCGCCCGAGCAGAGCGAGAAAAGTGCATCGAGTTCGTGCGGTCTCTCAACGGGGTGGTCGCAGACGCCCTGCAGGAGAAGCGCCGTGACGCCTGAGGAGTTCATCGATGCACTGTTTGGGGAGGGGTGGACGAACGACCAACTGCCCATCTTCCTTGAGGTGTTGAAGGGATTCGACCGGGACTCCAAGCGGTATCACGAGATCCGAGACATCTTGGCCAACACAAACGGGTTCGTTGCAACTAGGGAGCAACTCAGTGAAATTGATGACTTGGTTGACGAGGCAGCCCGATATGCCGGACCTGTTTGACTACGCCCCGATGCTTATCAAGATCGATCAACTCGAACGCAGGATTCACGACCTGTGCCTTGAGAAGCAGCACAAGGAAGCCATCCCTCTCGTTGATGAGTTGATGGAGCAGTGCGTGGTGCTCAAGAAGTGGCTGAAGGCCCAGAAATGATCCTCATCAAGATCAGCGATGGGAAGTTGGAAGCCAACTGGGATGAGATCGTCGCTCTAGCGGACGAGTTCGACCAAGGGGCTAACACCGAAGATGCTTACATGAGCAAGATCTTCTCGCTGATCTTCGACAAGGGTTACGAACAGGCCCTCGTGGACATGGAAGAGCACAACAGAAGGCTCCTTGTCCTCGCTACTTGTACAGGCGGACACGCATAAAAAAAGGCCCCCGAAGGGGCCTTAACTCTCTTTTGCAACTGTCTATCGAGAGAGAGGAGAGATTAGGGCATAGGATTACCCGTGGGGTCAACGCTTGTCAAGGCGCGTTGAGCCTCTTCAGGGGAAACTCCACGAGAACGCATCTTGTCTAGTAGGTACAGGGTAAGCGGAGATCCCATGCTCAGGGCTGCACCACCAACTCTGGTTGGAATGAATGGAACCATAGCCGCACCGCCTCCAAGAGCGCCTGCACCGGCAATAGCAGCACCCAGAGGATCACCCTGCTGCATACGCTTCATGGCTTCCATGCCAGATTCAGCCATGCTCAAACCGCCAAGTCCGCCCATGATCTTTGGGCTATTGACCATCCCCTGACCAACCCTCTGAGCCATAGACGGGTCAATAGTAGGAGGCTTGGCAAACCGGAACTCAGGCTGAACCCCGCCGATCTTGGCGCCCTTGCGAAGGCCCTGCTCCATTTGATGAGCCTCGGAGAAGGTTCTTCCTCCGCGGTTCCCATATCCCATGGCTCCTGCCCACTTCTCAACGGGAGTTCCCGTGCGGGTAGTTGCCGGACCGCCTTGCACATTCGCCGTCAGACCCTGCATCATCCGAGCACCGCCTGCACCACCTGCGGCAGCCGCAAGGTCAATCATCGCCCTGGTGGGATCGACGTTCTGGGCCATCTGACGAGCCTGGGTGGCCACAGACTGCGCCGGAGAGGGAGCAGTAGGCTTGGGCTCTGGCATCGTGTCTGAACCGGGAATCAGGTTCGGCCCCAGGCGCTGTAGTTCACTCGCAACTGCTGATCGGTCGGCCTCTGCGCGTTGAACAGCGGCGGTATCGTTTTTCGCCCGAGCATCGATGATGCGCTGAACTGCACTCTTGTACTCCGCCTGCAGTATCTGAACCTGCTGAGGATTCGGAGCAAGATCAGCCCTCTCCCGAGTAGGCGTCTTGTAGAACTGAGCCGCAGCCAGACTCTCAATCTCGGCATCCGTGGCGTTCTCCGGCGCCGTGACGGTGATGAACTTCCCGTCAGGAGTCTCGACCTTGAACTTTTTCTCGGCCATGATTACCTCACCACCTTAAACGGCTTCTGCCCCGGATAGACGATGTTCGTCACCCGGCGCTGATACTCGCCGAACAACTTTGCGAACTCCGGAGTGTCTTCAAAGTCCTCATACTGCATCTTGCTCCTACGCAAGGCAGCGGCCAGTTCGTTCTCAAACTTGGCCTTCTCGCGCATGAAGTTCAACTTCTGACCAAACGACCGCAGCGTGTCGGTCATATTCGGGCCCATGGCGTTGACCATCTGCTGTTCGAAGTTCGACACAGAGGTTCCAGATCCCAAACCCTTGCGCTGTTCAAACTGCGTGATGGCCAGGAGTTGACCCAACTCGGCAGCACGGTCAATCACATCCTGCGGGGCGCCGGTCTGAGCCACAATCTTGCGAACAGCCGGAATTCCAACGGAGAACGTCCCAACGCGAATAGCCTCTTCGGCAAGGTTTCCGAGGGCAGAGATCACATCACCACGCTCCAGAACACCCAAGACCTGATCCATCCCAGGAGCCTTCAGGAGAACCTCCATCCGGTCATAGATTGGCAAAAGACCAAGAGCAGCCTTGCCTGCAGTACGAACCTGAGCGGTTTGATCGGCTCGGGACTTGGCAGTGGCTTCAGCCTCAGTTTTCTGAGCGGCAGCACGAGCCTCAGACTCAGAGGTTGTCAACCGACCCGGCGCTCCTGCAGCGGCGTCTGGCGCAGCGCCAGGACGAGCCATCCCCCCAGGGCGGCGGAAGTTTGAAATCCACTCCCCGCCTTTACCCTCTTCTTCAGCCTTCTCAAACTGACGGTATTGCGAGGGCGTCATCTTGAAGGTGCCGTATGGAGTCGAGAAATCCTCCTGCTTCTGACGCAAATCAGCCAAGATCAAGGGTGCGCCGCTTGCATCGCGTCGATTCTTGTTGATCACGATGCCGTCTCGGATCTCAATACCCTCGCGCTCGAACTTGAGCAACTCAAGGGTTTGCTTCGCGGCATTTTGCAAGGCAGGGCGAGAAGACCTGCTCATCCGCTCAACATAGGAGAGAACCTGATCGGGGTTTGTGGTCGTAACTTCACCAGAAGGGGCGGCCTGTGGAGCGGCTTGTCCTGCAGGAGCAGGTCGCCCGCCAGGAGCGGGTTGTCCGGCAGGAACGCCGCCAGAAGGGCCGAAGATGGACGGAAGTCCGCGCAGCATCTGCTGCTCAGAAATAGCCTGTGCTTCTGCCAATTCCTGCGCGGCAAGTTCTCGCCTGATCTGAGCCATCTCAATGGCTCGCTTGTCCTCGCTCGCCTGGGCGGGGCCAACCATCGTCGCGACGTTCCCGAGGGATTCGCCGAAAGATCCGGTCTTGGTAGGAGCCAGGAAGCCCTGAGCAATTGCCAGAAGAACCGGATCAAAAAGAGGGTTCTCACGAGCCTTGAGGGCCTCTTCCAAAGCCTTTCGACTCGCTACCGCCTTCTCAAAGGCAGCCTCTTCCCTTGGGGTCTCGACAACCATTGACAGACCGGAGCGTTGAGCGGTTGCCATGTTTATTCGCCCTCGCTTGTGCCGTAGACGTTCCCGTATCCGAAGGGAGTAGACCCGCTGCCAAACTGCTTGCCAATAAAGTCAAACAGCCGGTTGCCCCAACCCTTGTCGGTGTTGAAGCCTGACCCGATTAGCGCACCAAGTCCCGCGATCTGAGACAGCGGTGAGGCGCCATAACTTTGAGCAGGGCCCTTGTAGAGTTCAGTCGTCGTGGTCGGGTAGGTGTACCCGCGCATGAGTTGCGCCACGTTCTGAGCACGAACCAACGGCGCTTCTATCTGGGCCTGTTCGTAGGCTTGCTGAACACCACCAAGATCTGCCATGGACTTCAGACCAGATGTCGCCGCAGCCTGTTGCGCTTGACCCAAACCACCCATGATCTGGGCCGTCTGAGACTGCTGCTGACGCTGCCTCAACGCTGCTTCCAGGGCAGTCCCGTATCCGGCAGACATTGCCTTGGCCTGCTGACCCATCAGATCTGCCTGCACATCCGCCAGTGCCTGTCCCGTCGCTCCGGCATACCGCTGAGACCCAAGACCACCGCTGCCGACAAACGCCGACTTCAGTTGAGGCAACAGGTTGCGCTGTACGTTACGCGCACTTTGTCTAGCCATCTCGTCCACAACCGACTGCTGATACGGGTTGTAGAACTGAGAGATGTCTGCCTGCCCAACAGGCGCCGCAGCCCCTTGGGCGGTCGATAAACCGGCCTGCATGGCCTGTTGATACCCGGTAAGGGCAGAAGGAGCCGCCGCGAAAGCCTGCTGCTGAAGAGCACTAGGAGCGGCAACCTGAGCCCCGCCCATGAGGCCCTGCCCGGTTTGAGCGAGTTGCGACAGGTAGTCGGTTAGGTATTGAGGAGCGGTGGCCGAAGTAGTCCGAGTGGTTTCTATGTTCGGCGGCGCGGTGCCTTGGAAAAGTGACATGGGACGCTCCTTTACTTCTTCGATTTTAAGTAGTCAAGCGGAGATTTCAAAGCGGCAGGCGGAAGATCTTTTGGCCCCTTAGACCTAGCCCGCTCCCGGATGCTGTGCATCATCTCGTACAACTTGTCCGTTCCGGCCTTGGTAGAACCGTTTCCGAGGGCAGAAACCACATCCGCCGGGAAGACAAACTCCCCGTCAGCCAACCATGCCGGGATGTCGTCGGACTGGCCATCGCCCTCACCGGCAACGTGCTTCCCGTGTTTGAAGTCCTCCCGACCCTTGTGGGTTGGCAGCCCGCCGGCCTTGGCCAGGAGGGGTAGAGCCATTCCACCCTCTTTGGCCTGCAGGGGCTCGACGTACCCGCCACCGGCGTATTGACGATCACCCATTCCGAGGATGTCATCGACCGACTCTTCTTCCCCGTATGAGTAGTAACGCTCGGGCTCTGCGGCGCCAAGAGCGCCAGAGGCAGGCGGTTGCATTCCTAGACGTTCTGCCAATAGGGAGGCAAGACGAGGATCAATGTTTTGCATCATCGCGTTTCTTTCAAATTCTTCCTCAGCACGGCGCACGGCAGCGAGAGGATCAACATACCCCTGAGTGATCTTTGACTCAAGCATCTGAGCAGCAAGGCGGGCCAGTTCCGGGCCTGCCGCACCACCAAGGATTGCCGCCGTAGGAAGGGAAGGGAAGCGCGGAACTTGAACGCCGCCGCCACCCGTTCCGGTTCCGGTTCCTGTTCCAGTGCCCGTTCCAGTACCCGTGCCCGTCCCAGTTCCAGTAGCGGTTCCTGTCCCAGTTCCTGTCTCGGTACCGGTTTTAGTTTCTGTTGCCGTTCCGGTTCCCGTGCCAGTACCTGTACCCGTACCAGTCCCCGTTCCTGTACCCGTCCCAGTTCCGGTGCCTGTACCTGTCCCAGTCCCAGTCCCAGTCCCAGTTCCAGTACCTGTGCCTGTGCCGGTTCCCGTTCCAGTTCCTGTTCCCGCCCCAGTTCCGGTTCCAGTCCCAGTAGCGGTTCCGGTTCCCGTGCCGACGCCTACTCCCGTACCAGTCCCTGTACCAGTTCCTGCGCCGGTACCTGTTGCAGTTCCAGTTTCGATTCCTGTTCCTGTTGCGGTACCAGTACCAGTTCCGGTTCCTGTTCCGGTTCCTGTACCAATTCCTGTGCCGGTTCCGGTAGCAGTTCCAGTACCAGTACCGGTACCAGTTCCAGTACCTGTACCTACCGCAGTGCCGGTGGGGTCAACATACCCCGCATTCTTCAGGGCAGTCAGCCCATCTTGACCCGCCAAACTCACGATCGTGCCTGACGAGACATTGTTCTGCATCAGCCAGTCCGCTTTCTGCGATCCGGTAAGGCTGAACCATTCCCCAGGCAGGTTTACTCCGGCAGCCGACGCAGAGTTACGCAAAGCGGTTTGAGAAGCGTCTTCGCCGCCACCCGAGGTTCCGCCTCCAGTTGTCCCGCCCCCAGTCGTTCCACCGCCTGTAGTGCCACCTCCAGTTGTTCCCCCGGTTGTGGTTTCTGCGGCGTCAGTTCCGCCTCCAGTCGTTGCGGAAGTTCCGCCAGTTGTCGAAGCGGTGCCGCCAGTTGTCGTGTCGATAGATGTCGATGTTGAAGAACTTGAACCGGGAGTACCAACGGTAACCTTTGTATCTACCGGCTTGTTAACAACGGGGAGATTCGGCAAAGTTGCGGGATCAAGCGGATCAATGTTGGTGACGATGTCACCACCAGTAACCGAAGTGCCCCCGCTGATTGGCGGCAGAGTCTTGATGCCGGTAGAGACATTCGTGTTGTTGATCGCGTTCTTGAGGTTTGCAACCGTGTTGCGATCTGCATCGGTAGCGTTCGGGTCTTGGTTGATGCGCGTTTGAAGATCATCAACCCAAATGATGGCCTGCTGCTTCTGGTCATCAGAGTCCCAAGTCAGAATGCCAAATCCGCCTTCTGCTCCAGTACCGCCTCCGCCCAAGAGGGAGATCTTGGAAGCAAGGGGATCGCCCTGTCCAAGGCCCAAGACGGCTGAATACTTGTCAAAGAAACTCTGTGCGTTCGGGTCAGTCGTGGAGGAACCAAATTCCTGAGTTTCAGTTCCGGGGATATTAACCCTAAGAACTGGGCCGGTATCAACACGATTGCCTGTTGAATCGACGACACGGGTTGTGCCGTTAGATTCAATAATCGTATAGGTGTTGGTGCCCGCATTAGCGTAGATCGTGCTGTTGTCGGGCATCAAGTCCGTAACGGATGACGGAATCGTTTCGCCGAAAGCGCCATATGTTTGCCTGACTTGACCGTCAATCTTGGTCGCGTCTGGCGCAAGACTTTGATAGTCGGAAGCATTGGTGCTGATGAAGGTATCACCAACAGTTACGCCGCCCGTGTCAGTCGAAGATGCACCTCCCGAAGTGGCATCAGTTCCTGTACCAGTAGTGCCGCCTCCTGTCGTGATGTTCGAGCCTGTTGAGATGGTGTCTACATCATCTTCATCACCGCCTCCAGGCTCTCCGGCAATGATGGCGCTGTAGATGTCGTCAAAGTCTTGAACACCACCACCAGTGGCTGAGTTGGCCGCAGCAAGTGCCTCATCGGCTGATGCACCTGCGCTCATCGCATCAGCAAAGACCCTTGCTCCAACATTCTCAGCAGTATTCGTAAGGCGGCTAAAACCTCCAGAAGAGTGGAAGTCGCTGAGGGCATTGACCAAGTCAAAAGGATTCTTGTTGGCCACAGCCAAGCCAGCCCTGCCAAGAGCAGAGAGATCCCTCAACTGAAGATTGGTGCCACCGATCGTCGTAGAGCCCATGTTTTGGGCACCGCTCAAGGAAGTAGCAGCAAGAGCAGCACCGGCAATATCTCCGTTGGCAAGCGCACGGCCAACCTGTACCACTGTGGCGGCATCTTTAATTGGCACAGGAAGTTTCGGAAGCACGCCTGAGGCACCACCAAGAAGAGTGGCTCTTACAAGATCAGAGCCCTCTGCTCCCGACGCAACACCGCCGAGTCCCCCCAGGGCAGCGCCGCCTGCAAAAGCACCCGCGGCTCCAGTTCCAAAGCCAAGAGCCTCGCCAATACCAGGAGCGCCCATAGTTGCGCCAAGGAATGCAGCGGCAAGACCTACGGGCTTTCTCCACCATTCGGAGTCGTCGTACTGATCAACTCCCGTGATGCGGCCACTAGCATCCATGTCGATGTAGTAGCCGCTGTCGCCACCCGTCTTTATCTTCAGTTGCTTGCCGATGACGTTGCCGTTAGCATCCGTCCTGATGATCTCATCGTATGGAGTACCGGCAGGAGCAAACTGAGAGGCGCTAGTTGTGGTTCCGCCACTGCCCGCAATGTCGTAGCCCTGAATGCCGCCGTAACCTCCGGTAGCAGAGATTGAATACTTGCCCACCTGCTGAGGAATAGGCTGCAATCCCGCTTCACCCGCATCCATAAATGCGTTCTGAGCGGTGATGTTGTTCTTAGCGAAGTTGATGGCGTCCTGTATAGACATATCAGGAGCACCTGCTCTGGTCTCCTTGTGTCCGTAAAGTTTGTAGTGACGCTCTGCCTCGGCTTGAGTGTCAATCCCCTGCTGCTGTAGGTCTGAGTTCTTACTGATGTAGTCTTGCCAATTGAACCCAGGAGGCAGTTGAACGTTCGGGATTTGACTTGCCGTGTAGGTTCCATCTCCGACGGCTTGAGCCTCGTACTCCTTCCCCCAAGTGTCTTGAGGGCTCGCAGCGGCTTGTTCTAAAGCGCCCGCCGCAGGAGCAGGAGCGGGCGCGGGGGCAGGGCTAGGACCAGGAACCTGAGAGAGAGGGCTAGGAGCAGGGGCGGGAGCGCCACCAGAGATGATTCTCTGAGCCTCTACTGCATCAACCGGGTAACCCTGTTCGTCAATGTAGTTTCCGCCTGGAGTTTGATACAAGCCGGGGGCAACATAGACAGGAGCCGCATCGACGATTGGCTTGGGCTCAGGCAGAACTTCTGACGGAGGAGTGCTAACGGCCTCGTCGAGAGCGGTTTTGATGACCTCTGATTGATTCTGTATCGGAAGTTCAGCCGTGGTAGTTACAGGCGACTCCTCGACTTGAGTATCAACATTTGTCTGGGGAAGTCCGCCAATCGGTTGATCAACAGTTGGAGCAGGCGTTCTAAGCCCAGAAGCAAGTCCTTGAAGGGCAGACCAGTCAGAGTCTGTCTGTTGTCCCGCGGCCTGCCGAATATCGGCGTCAGAATAGCCTTGGTCGATCAACTGGTTGTAGTAAGCAGCCTTCTCCAACGGAGAGCGAGAACCGATGTCAGACGGCAAAACCAGGGGAGATTGATACTCCTCTTCATACTCGCCAAAACGATTCGTCGAGGAGTCGTTGAACGGAAGCGCCATGTCAAGTTCCCGGATTAATAGCGCCGACCAAAGCCTGCGCCCATTCTTGCCAGTCATCAAAGTTGTAGGGGCTCGGAACGCCTTGGTTCGTGAAGACATCAATGGCCATAAGCCCTGCTCCCCACGACTTCCAGTCTACGGTTGGCCCAGGAATCTGCAACTGTTGCGGCGCATACAGTTCGCACATCAGGGACGCCCACGAATCGAACGTGTGATACCGGGGGTCGTAGATCACACCGATGGTCATGATGTGCTGTACCCGCGAACATCGCCGACATCTGCGTCCACGATAACTTTACCGGCCTGATAGTTTCCGTCGGCCACATTTGACACGAACTTCAGTCGCAGCAAGCGCCGCTGCTCTTTCATGTCTATCTTGCCCGTTCCGGGTTGGAAGGTGTAGGCGCTACTGATCTTGTCCTGCTCCTGAGGATAGGGACGGCCCAAAACATAGAGTTCCATCTCGCCGTTTTGCAAGAAGTCTGGCTCCACCCGCTCCAGTCGCAGCCAACGGTTTTCACCCACCGGTGAGGGCTGAGATGGCCCTCCGGCGATGATGCCAAGATCAGAGGTCGTGAACGAACTCTCGATGGCCGAGAAAGTTGAGCCTTGGATGGCATTCGTTCCAAACTCGTGCTGCCACAGGGAGACCTCATTCGTGGCGTTTTGCTCCCATCCGGCATTCACAGGGAACCGGAAAACCTGAGAGAAGTAGCCCGCAGAGCGACGGCCTCCAACAGCCTGACCAAGGTCATACCAAGTGTCTTCACGGATGTTGTAGATGATCGCGTCGTTGCACTCGGTCGAGTCTCCTCGCGGGTAGAACCACCAAATTTCCCCGAACCGAGGAACCTTGGTCGCCCAAACCTTCTGCGACTGACTGTAGTTCAGGTTGTCGAAGAAGTAGTTCTGGTTCATGCTGTTGGGGATCTCTTTGACCACACCGTTGTACAACATGAAGCGATCCACACCAATCCAGAAGTAGATGCCGTCATACTCAATGACGCACTGGCTTGAGAGGATCGAGGTCTGACTAGAGATGATGTCGTATCGCCAGTATTGAGGAGGAGTTCCGGACCCGCCGATGTACGAAACTCGGATCAGGCTGTCCAGGCTCCAGAAGAGGCCGGAAGGCGCGTTAGAGCCGCCTCGAACCGGCAGACCTTTGACGATCTTTCCGGTTGCCACGTTCGTCTCGTTGGCGTCAGGAGAGTTCCAGTCCGTTGGATCTCCCGCCGAGCAGTTCTTCAGCAAACCGTTGTTTCCGTACACGAAAACATACGGGTGAAGCGCGACCACTCCACCGGAAACGCTGATAGTCTGCCCCGTGGGGTTAGAGCCGCCCGTGTCTTTGAGGGGATAGACGCTTGTTCCGGTGATGTTGCCGTACAGAACCGGCGTGTTGACCGTGCTGTCGATCTCAATCAAGTTGCGGCCAGGATGCGCCAGGAGCAGGTTTTCTCCCCCCGTGATGCTGTACAGAGCATCGAACTGCCACAAGATGTTTGAACTCGCAGTGAACTGCTGATCAACAGTGGCCACATTCACCGAGAACCCACTGCTGTTGTAGATGGCAGAGACAGGCACAGAAAAGCCAGAACTCTGGGCAACCGTCAGCACAGAGAACTGGAACCCAGTGCTGCTTCTGGTGAAAGTCACAGGAACCGAGAACCCGCCTGCGCTTCCCAATGAAGCCACCGGAACCGCAAAGCCAGAACTCGCGTAAGTAGTTGCCACAGTCACAGCAAAGCCACTACTGGTCACCACAGACGCAACAGGCACAGAGAACCCTGAACTTGCGTATATGGCAGAGACTGGAACCACGAAGCCAGAGCCGGTGCCGCCGATGTTCGTTGAGGCGGCCGACATGATGTTACTGGCAAGGTATCCGCGACCGCGACTCGTGAGCGTGACAGCCGTGACCGAGCCACCAGACACCGTGATTGACGCCTGAGCACCAGTTCCAGATCCTCCGATCAACGGTACGTTCGTGTAGGTCACGGTTGCGTTGATAGTGGCCACCGGAACAGAGAAGCCACTTCCAGTGCCGCCAATGCTTGAAGCGGGGGCTGTCAGGCTGTTATTGACGGCATAACCGCTGCCCTTGTTGACGATCGTCACAGCAGTCACAGCACCGCCAGACACCGTGATGTCTGCAGTTGCGTTGACGCCAGAACCCGTCAAGGACGTTAGAGCAACCCCGGAATATGTTCCGTCGGTATATCCAGAACCGCCGACGATCGTGCCTAGAGTGGCGATCTCATTGCCGGTGTATCCAGAGCCTCCGGTGATCGTTCCCAGGGTCTGAATGCCGTTTCCGATGGAGGACGCTGCAGCACTGACAGTGTCGGTGTTAGTGTAGTTGTTGCCGCGGTTGGTGATCGTCACCGCCGTCACGGCGTTTCCGGAAACCGTGATCGTGGCCGTAGCGCCGGTTCCAGATCCACCTGTCAGCGGAACATTGGTGAATGTGCCGTTCGTGTAGTTGGAGCCACCAGTGATCGCACCGAATGTGTTGATGCCGTTGGTGTTCCCGCCAAGATCGGTTACTGCTGCGCTCAGACTATCTGAAGCGGTGTATCCGATGCCGCGGGAGGTCAACGTGACCGAAGTGACAGTTCCAAGAGCAACGACGATAGTGGCCTTTGCTCCAGAGCCCGTCCCGCCAGTCAAAGAGACATTGGTGTAGGTGCCGTCACCATAGTTCGTTCCGCCAGTCGGCGGATTGAGCGTGTTGATGCCGTTGCCGATGGCAGACGCAGCACAACCCAAAGAATCAGACACCGCATAGTTTTGCCCCGGATCTGTGATGGTCACACCAGAAACGGCGTTTGAAGTCACACTGATTGTTGCCTTCGCGCCCGTTCCAGAGCCTCCCGTCAGCGACACGTTCGTGTAAGTGCCGTTGGTGTAGTTAGACCCACCCGTGATGGCTCCGAGACTTGCAATACCGTTGGACACCCCACCGAGGGTGGCGCTCAGAGAGTCACCAACAGCGTAATCAACACCGGGCTCAACGATCGTCACACTGGACACCCGACTGTTGGAGACCACGATGTTGGCCGTCGCTCCAGTGCCAGATCCGCCCGTCAGAGGCGTGTCACGATAGACGCCCAGAGCGGAGATCGCTGTAGTTGAAACCGTTTGGCTGTTGTTGATGTTGTAGGTTCCTGCGCCGCCAGATCCCGACCCCAGGGAGGTGATCACCGTATTGGCCAGGACTCCAGAGCCAGAAAGCGTCTGCCCCACAGCGAAAGTGCCCGTGACAGTCCCGCCAACGGTCAAAACAGTCCCGGAGATCGAGGAAGAACTACCGGAAGCGGTGGAGGAGTTGGTGTAGAAATTACCCCCCGTGATCCCGCCAAGCGCACCGATGACGCCAGAAATTCCACCGATGTCGTCAGCCGGAGCAGACAACACATCCCCAACAGCGTATCCACTGCCGTCGTTGGTCAGCGTAACTTTGCCAACACCGCCTGTGGTGACAGACGCCACATCACACTGGAAACCTGCACTAGCCGCCACAGTGGCCACCGCCACAGAGAAACTTGATCCAGTGCCGCCCAAGTTGGTGTTGGCTGTTGTCAGCGTATCTGATGCGGTGTAGCCAACCCCCGCATAGGTCAGGGTAACGGAGATCACGATGCCGCCAGACACCGTAATCGTGGCCCTAGCGCCGCTCCCAGTGCCTCCGGTAAGGGTGACGTTGGGATAGATGCCGTTGACGTATCCAGAGCCGCCAACGATGGCGCCGAATGTGGCCACTCCGCTGCCGATGCTTGCGGCGCTGCAGGACAGCACATCGTTGACGGTGTAGTTGTTACCGCCGAAGGTCACATTCACCGAGGTTACGTTCCCACCAGAGACGGTGATGGTGGCTAGTGCGCCAGAACCAGCCCCGCCGGTCAGGGCTATATTTGAGAATGAGCCGTTGGTGTAGTTCGAGCCACTGGTGATGTTGTCAACCGTGGAGATGCCGCTGTCAAGCACCTCGATGGTTCCAACCGCGCCCGTTCCAGTCCCGCCAGTTAGCGAGACATTGGAGTAGGTTCCCGGCGTGTACAGAGAGCCAGGGATCAGGTATCCAAAGGTGTTGATGATGCCGCTAACGCCACCAATGTTGGCGGCCGCTGCGCTCAGAACATCGCTGACCGTGTATCCAATACCGCGGTTTTGAAGCACCACACCGGTCACGGCACCACCAGACACTGTGATGTTGGCAGTGACTCCAGATCCCGTTCCGCCTGTCAGTGGAACGCTGAGGTAGGTTCCATCCGTGTACAGAGAACCACCTGTAATCGCTCCGAAGGTCTGTACGCCGTTTCCAATCTGCGCTGCTGAACAAGACAGCGTATTGCCCGGAAGGTAGCCGTTGCCGCCGCTCGTTATCGTTACCGAAGAAACAGAGTTGGAGGAAACCACAATCGTGGCCTCAGCACTGAACCCAGACCCGCCAGTCAAAGGCACTTCGGTGTAGGTGCCGTTGGTGTACTGAGAACCGCCGACAAGCGTGTTGACCGTCAGGATAGGACCGGCGATCGTGAAGTTTGTGATGCCCGCACCGATGCCGTCGTTGTTGATCGGCAGCACCTGAATGCCGTCAGACCACCCGTTGAAGACGTTCGTGAAGCCGTCCTGAGGGTTGACATAGATCCCGCGAGAAGGCCCACTGAGTTCGTTTGTGATCTCCCGGTATCCGCCCATCTTTCGAGGGCGTCCACGCTGAAACCTCACCCAACGGCCATCGGTGTAGAACTCCTTGTCAAAGACGGTTCCGTCCCGTTGAATGCCGGGCTTGGTGTCAAGCGCGAATACTTTCTTCGTCACTTCAGAATGCTCCGCCGGAGATGCCGGAAGTGAAGTTCCCTGTGCCGGTCACATTTACACCCGATGCTGTTGTATCAAGCACAAGGTTTCCTAAGATTGATACTCCCCACCGACCTGCTCCGGGCCTGTAAATACCGGTGTTCGTTTCAGAAGAGAAGTTGATGGCAGGCGATCCGGCAGAGCCGTTAACGATGCTCAAGGCCGTAGCACCTGCTTGCACCGTGTTGGCATTGAGGAAGTTTGTGCCATCGCAGATCACGGTTGCCTGACCGCCGGATGGAATCACAGCGGTTGCAGAACCGACGATACCGGTTGTTACCGTCAGGGTGTAACCGCCCGCAGAGGTCTGGTTCGAGATGATGTACAGGTTAGCCGCAGCCGGGTATGTCACGATGACATTGGAAGACAGCGTTCCCGTATAGAACTGGATCGTGTTCGATGCCTCGTTTGGCGTTAGCGTATAAGAACCGCCAGTGACAGGCTTGGTCAGAACATTGAACTGGAAATCAGCACTCTGTCCATATCCAACCGTGATGAAGTTCGTTCCGGTGCAGACGATTAGGGCTGACTCACTAGGGGCAAATGTCTTGGCAACGCCGCCATCAAACAGTTCACCACCAGTCGTGCCAATCGTGACTGTTCCAGTGCCGTTGTTCTTGAACAATGTGAACCAGTTGTTGCCCAGAACGGCAGTCGCGGGCAGAGTTGCCGTGGTGGTTCCGCCAGTCCAAATGTAGGCTTGTGCCCGATCAGAAACCGCAAAGGTGTACCCGGCGATCAGAGAGACGGCAGGGTGGCTCTGACCCAGGGTTGAGCCGTTTGCCACCAAGCCTGCGCCTGCCAAGGAGGCGGCATCCGCAGAGGAAGTACCGGCTCCGAAGGCGATGTTGCCCCAGGTGCCGTACACATCAGGGTTGGCCGTGACGTAAATGTACTTCGCTTCACCCGCAGCGATCGTGATGATCGCGCTGTTGCCGCCAAAGGTTCTGACCGTGAATGTGTTCGACCCGACGTTGCGGATCAGCGCATCGTTGCCGACCGAAGTCTGGTTGGCAGGCGGCATATAAAGAGACAAGCCACCCGTGGTGGCCGTCACATTCATGATCCGCGCTGCGTAGTCGTCGGTTGCGTTGCCGTTGATCGGCCACTCAAGTTGAGTGTTCGCAGACAGCGTGACTGCCCGGAATGAAACGTCAGTTGGCTGAACGACGTTTCCGGTAAAAGGTGAGTTGTAACTCATGACTAGTCCTTAACTGTCCATCGCAACAGCCTGACGATCGGCAATCCTCAACTTATCCTCGGCCATCAGCGTCTGCATGATCGCGTCATACTGCTGCTGCCACATCGGTATGCGATCGTCATTCTTCAAGAATGGCATTGACTGCAACAAAGATCCGTACAAGAGGGCTTGAGGAGCGTAGATCGTGAACCAGTTGGTCTGGTTGCTGCTGTCTAGAGGCTGAATCCGCTCGTAGTACAGCACCTCAAAGTTGTAGGCGGAATCCGGCGTCGGAGCCACCATCCAGTGGGTGTAGTCGTAGTCGCAGTAGAACTTCGGGATCAGTTCCTGGGAAGGATCAGGCCAATACTCCCGCAGATATTCGTACTTGCGAAGCAGTACGGGATACCGCTTACCTGCGACGGTGATGTTCATCGAAACCGTCTTGTGCCACCGAGCGGGTTTGTCGATGACATTAGCGCCTTGAACCATGGCGCTTTGCTGAACCGTCAGGTTACCCAGAAACTTGATCTGGGAAGCAATAACCTGCTCGGCGAGCATGATGAACAGTGGAATCTTGTCGAGCGTCGCTTGGTCGGTACGCTCCAGGTAGGACTGGATGTTTTCGACCAAACTGTCGTATGTCATGACACTTGCTGTCGGCATCACCACACCTTCTTCTTGATCGACTCGGGCTGAGGAACGAACTGCTTGCCTTGCTTCATGCCTTCGCGCTTGGCTCGGGTTGTCGCCGCATACTCTGCCGAGGATAGTTTCTCCCGAGCAGTCTTGGGCAGATACCTTTCGCCAGTCGCCTCAGGGCCTTGAGTGGAGGGCTTCCCGGACTTAGTTCCCCAGTCCTCTTTAGTCCACTTTGAGAGCGAATTATCGGCACTTTTCGGCCCCTTGTAACCCCCTCCAGAGCCTTTGTATCTCTGAGTGGCCAGTTGAGCCTTGCGGGCACTCCATTGGCCCGGTTTCCCGCCCTTGTCGGAGGCTTTGACCGAAGCGACGATCCGTTTCCACTTGGCAGGATCAGATTTGACGGCAGAACTCATGGGTGCTCCTTAGGACAGGAAGAGGGCAATCTCGGCTTCCCGGCGCTTGACCAGACCCGGCAGGACTTTGCCGCCGCCCATCGTCCACTGGCGGAAGGCGTCTGCCGCCCCGCTCCAGTCGTCCCGGTTGGCTCGCATCCTGATCTGACTGCGCTGAAGATTGCCTAGCCCTGCATTAAAGGCAAAACTGACCAGAGCGTCAAAGCCGCCTTGACGGCCAAGTATGCGGGGAACAAGTCGAAGAACACCACGTTCAAAAGTCCCGACATCATCACGGAATAGTTCGTCGATCTCCGTCTTAGTCCAGACACGGCTGTCCTCCGGCTTCAGGGGGAACTCGTTGCGGAGCATCCCGGTATACCCTTCCTTGCGGATGACCGGGAGCCTGATCTGCTCTTGATACAGGACATGGCCATAGCCAATCGTCCAGATGTGGGCAGGGCAAAGGTAGGGTTTACTCCTAAACCCCTCATACTTGTGCATGAGGTCTTCGCCCGCCTTGCTCAGTTTCACTTCTTACTCCACTGGCGCGACCCGAACCAGTAGCCAATGATGCCGCCAAGGATCGCCATCTCGTCGGCAGAGAAGATCAGGTCGGAGTACAGGATGATGTCGTCCATGCCCTGAATCAGATTCGGGTGGTTCCACAGATACCACGCCATGAAGGCGTTGATGGCCACCAACTCAAAGACGAAGATATAGGTGACGGTAGGCCGCACGGTGCCGGTGTAGTTCACCACCCACCGGGAAGCCTTATCCATGATCTTCTGGTCATGCGCCAGAGCCGCCTCGGTCATCCGAGCGTCGGTCTCCATCGCCACCTGCTCGGTACGAATCTCCTCCATCCGGGCCTGGGCGGCAAAGCCTGCTGCGGCCAGTTGGAGTTCCCGCTCGGTCTGAACCTGAGCCAACTTCAGTTCATGCGCTTGGTCTGCCTTGTTCTGGAAGTATTCAAGCAGTTTGGGCAGGCCCGAGAGCAGCAAGCCCCCGAGGGTGGAAAGCAAGGACAGCATTACTTGGCTCCTTTTAAGAATTTCTCGCGCTCTTCAAGGAGTTTGACCTTCACCTGAAGGTCGTTGATGTCCTTGTAGATTTGTTCCTTCAGGATGGCCCTGCGCTCTGCGCTGATGGGACTGTCAGTAGGAACTCCCTCTTTGGTGATGAGGGCAGGCATCTGTCCCTCTATCTTTGTCAGACGCTCAGAGAAGGATGCCACTTGACCCAAGAGCCATGCGAGACAGGCAACGACGATGGGGATGACTGCTTTAAGTACGTCTGACCAACCCATGTCAGGCTCCTAGAGCAAAGAAGAACAGAAGCACCCCAACTGCCCCCACGCCAAGTGAGGCGTAGAACAGGCTCAGGGTGACGGCCAGTATGGCGGCAGAGGACAGGACGATGGCCAGTTGTAGCGCCATGCCGGAGTAGGAGTAGTAGGAAGACTTGGCCTTGGCAGCATCCCGCTTGGCTTCAGCAGCACGGGCCTTCTCCATGATCTCGTCCATGTCGGCGCGTTGCTTGACTGCCTTCTGCTCGTTGTTGGTGACCTCGTAGATGGTCGCCCGGACATTCTTGGCCTGATACCACGCCCACAGGTTGTTCGACTCTATGGTTCCATTGAGAACCGCAGAGGAGTTCCGTCCGGCAAAGTAATTTGTAACAGCAAGGAGTAGAGCAAGCAGGCTAATAGA